GATACCTTCCCGAAAGTGCAATAAAATCTTTATCGGCCTCTGAGTATGCGGCCTCCACCGCTGCCAAACGAAAGGCCATCAAAGCGGGTGTGCAACATTCACGGCAACCAAAGAAGATTGCAGAGAAAACAAAGAGACATCGCACATGAGTTTTTTGCATACCATCAACCGCAAAGAGCGCGAGATGTTACGACACATTGTTAAGAAAGTTCATCTTGCTTATCACCCTGAACAGTTCCAAACAGACAGAGAAGCCGACAAGGTTATTGCTGTCATTGGGCCTGAAGTTATCGAGCGCATGATTAAATTCGGCAAGGATAACAAGGTTGACCAGCTTTAAATACAAACCTGACGGTCAGATTCTTAAAGACTTTATGAAGGGCGAGACTTTCTTTCGCGGATTGCGTGGCCCTGTTGGTTCTGGCAAATCTGTCTGCTGCTGTGTTGAATTGTTTCGCAGGGCTTTACAGCAAGAAAAAGACCTCAATGGTGTGCGTCGCTCACGCTGGGCTGTTATCAGAAACACCAACCCCCAACTGAAAACCACAACTATCAAGACATGGCTTGATTGGTTTCCAGAACATGAATGGGGGAAGTTCACATGGTCTGTTCCCTACACGCATAATATCAAACGTGCAGACTTAGAACTTGAAGTTATCTTCCTCGCGCTCGACAGGCCAGAAGATGTCAAGAAACTCCTCTCCCTAGAGTTGACAGGCATCTGGATTAACGAGGCGAGGGAGATACCCAAATCTATTATCGATGCCTGCTCTATGCGTGTAGGTCGTTTCCCCTCAATGAAAGACGGAGGTTGTACTTGGACAGGAGTAATAGCGGATACAAACGCACCAGAAGAAGACCATTGGTGGCCTATAATGTCGGGCGAAGTTCCTGTTCCAGATCACATTCCAAGAGAAGAAGCAAAGATGTTGGTCAAGCCAGACAACTGGGAGTTCTTCACGCAACCGTCAGGCATGGTCGAGGAGAAGGACGAAGCAGGGAACGTTACCGCCTACACGCAAAACAAGAGCGCAGAAAACGCAAACAACATGAGGAAAGATTACTATCCGAATATCGTGCAGGGGAAAACGAAAAGTTGGATAGATGTGTATGTGATGAACCGCCTTGGGAGTATCAAAGATGGTAAACCCGTATATGCCAATTTTGCGCCTGATGTCCACGTTGCCAATGAAGAAATACCAATTGCGGCTGGTGTGCCTATTTATATTGGTGTTGATTTTGGTCTTACACCTGCTTGCGTAATAGGACAAAAAGTGCGTGGACGTTGGCTGCTGTTACAGGAGATAGTAGCGTTTGACATGGGCATCGTGAAGTTTAGCGAAGTCTTGCGTCAAGAACTCACAACACGATACCCAACCAACGAGGTCATCATCTTTGGCGACCCTGCTGGTGACTTCCGCGCTCAGACAGATGAATCTACACCCTTTCAGATATTACGCGGGGCAGGCCTTAATGCTCGTCCAGCCCCGTCAAATGATGTTTCTCTTAGGATTGAATCAGTTAATGCATCACTCAATCGCATGGTTGACGGTCACTCAGGATTACTAGTGGACTTTAGATGCCGTAATTTAATCAAAGGATTTGAAGGCGGCTATCAATACAGGCGCATACAAGTGTCTGGTGAGCGATATGATGATAAGCCAGAAAAGAACCATTACTCACATATTCATGATGCGTTGCAGTATTTGATGCTAGGTTCTGGTGAAGGCAGGTCAATACTTACCAATCAAGCACATGCACCGAAACCGTTTCGAGCGCAAAGAAACTATGATGTGTTCTCAAGACAGCCAAAAAAACGAAGACAAGGTTTGTGGGCAAGAATGTGATTTGTGCGTTGCCGCATTACCGAAGACAGAGTTATGACGAACAAAAGGAGATTGTGATGTGTTTACCAACACCTAAAGCACCAAAGCCACCGCAAGAATCTGAAGACGCAAAGATTGAGCGCGAAAACCAGCAAATGGCTGAACAGAGAAAACAAGCTGAAAATAAAGCAGAACAGCTTGAAAGAACTGTAAAACGTAAAAGGGGTGGTCGTGGGTCTATGTCTTTGCTGACAGGTAGCAAAGGTGGGCTTGGTTATTATCAGGGTACTCTATAATGCATGACCAAATGGCAGAACGCATGATTGCCCGTTATGAACGGGCAAAGCAACAGCGTGTTTTGTTTGAACCATTATTTGATGAGTGTTACGAATACGCTCTGCCAATGCGCAAAAGCTTTTACTTTGAAAGTGTAGGGCAGCGGCGTGACGATAAAATATTTGATGAGACTGCTGTTGTTGGCGTACAGGAGTTTGCCTCTCGCCTTCAGTCTGGACTCGTGCCTAACTTTGCACGATGGGCAGACTTTGTAGCTGGCTCTGAAATACCTGACCAGAATGTAGATGCAGTCAATAATCAATTAGATGAAGTAACAGAATATGTTTTTGAAGTCTTACAAAATTCAAACTTTGGTCAAGAGATACATGAAAGCTTCATGGACTTGGCTGTTGGAACAGGCATCTTGCTTGCAGAAGAAGGTGACGCAATCAACCCAATACGCTTTAACGCGATACCGTTACCGTCTGTGGTATTGGACACTGGCCCCGATGACAAAATTGACCACGTTTACAGAGAGCGTGATATCAAAATTAAAGACATTCAAGTCGCTTATCCGAAGGCAGAATTAACAGATAAACTCTCTCGTCAGGTGGTTCAGTCTCCTGATGCTAAAGTAAAACTGCTTGAAGTTGTTTGCCGTAATTACAGCAAACTTAATCAGGAAATGCACGACTTCTATGTAATTGATTGTGAAGACAAGAAGCCTTTGTATGTTGACCAGTTCAAAGGTGCTGGCTCTAACCCGTTTATTTGTTTTCGCTGGTCTAAGGCGGCTGGCGAAATTTATGGGCGTGGCCCTCTTATCAACGCACTCAGTGCAATCAAAACCACCAATCTCACAATTGAACTCATTCTTGAGAACGCACAGATGGCTATCTCTGGCATCTATCAGATGGATGATGATGGCGTTGTAAACACAGATACAATCAATCTCGTTCCGGGGACTATCATCCCAAAGGCGATGGGGTCGCAAGGATTACAACCTATAAGAGCAGCAGGTGACTTTAATGTTGCAAATTTGGTTTTGGGTGACATGCGCAACAACATTAAAAGAGCTTTATATAATGACATGCTTGGCGACCCAAATAAAACACCAGCCACAGCGACTGAAGTAGCAGAGCGCATGGCTGACTTATCAAGACGTATTGGTTCTGCTTTCGGTAGATTGCAAGCTGAGATGGTTCAACCAGTATTGCAGAGAGTTGTATATATATTAAAGAAACAGGGTCGGATTGAGATACCGACCATTAACGGCAGAGAAGTCAAAGTAAAGTCTGTCTCACCGTTAGCGCAGGCACAAGCTAATCAAGATATCTCAAACGTATCTAGATATCTTCAGCTTGTAGGCGGCACATTTGGGCCAGAGATTCTGAACTTACTTATTCGTTCAGATGATGTTGCTGCTTATCTCGCCAAGAAGTTTGGGGTTCCAGATAATCTTGTCAGAGACAAAGTAGAACGTGAGCAGTTAATGCAGGTTGCTCAACAAATGCAGCAACAACAGATGGGGCAAAGTGAGCAACAGGATGTCCAAACATTTAGGGCTTGATAGCTATCCTCGTAGTCGTGAAGACGATGAAACAATATCATTAAACGTAAAGGCTTTGTTCCAGACTCCTACTGGTACAGAAGTTTTAAAGTATCTGCGTTCAATAACCATTGAAGCAGTAACAGGTGCAGGGGCTAGTGACGCTGAACTCAGACATCTTGAGGGGCAGCGATTTTTAGTTGGTCTTATTGAAAGACGCATCAGACATGGAGAAAAGGTAAATAAAAATGGATGAAGCAGATAATGTAGAAGTTGCTGTTGAAGCACCAGAAGCACCTGCCAGACCAGAATGGTTGCCAGAAAAATTTAACACACCAGAAGACTTAGCGAACTCTTATGCTTCTCTTGAATCAAAACTTGGTTCAAGTCAGGAGGAAATAAGAGATGCTATCATTTCTGAGATAGAAACTGCGGCGATTGAAAACCGCCCTGCCTCTGTTGGCGATTACGAGGTTCCCGAAACGCTTGACCCAACACTTCTCAATGAGAATGAATTGTTTGGTTGGTGGGCTAATCACGCATTTGAAAACGGTTACAGCCAAGAAGAATTTGCAGATGGCGTTTCAAAGTACGTTGAGTTTATGGACTCAATGCAGCCAGACCTTGAGCATGAGCGTAACTTACTTGGTGAAAACGCAGATGCTCGAATAGAAGCTGTCGATTTGTGGTCGCAGAAGTTTTTCCCAGAGGAAATGCAAGACGCGATTATGGACTTAGGTTCATCTGCAAGTGGCATTGAGGCTCTTGAATACATGATGGGTCAGCTTTCTCAGTCTGCTGTTGGTGCAGATAATACGCCTATCAGACAAGACAATGAAGCAGACTTGCGTTCAATGATGACAGATGAGCGTTATTGGAATCCTGCAAAGAGAGACAACGCTTATGTCCAGAAAGTCCAAGAAGGTTTTTCCAAACTCTACCGTTGATGCATTTCATGAAGACGGTGATGTCAAGATAGTCAAGTCTACTCTTGACCATGCTGGTTATCTGCAACATCGTCTTCGTCCTGATGATGTGCGTGAATGTCTCGTCCACGGCTCAACGCCGTGGCGAGCATTGCACATTCCTTTCAGAATGAAAAATGCAGATACATGGACGGTGTTATATAAAGATGAACCTGTCTGCATGTATGGCGTAGTTCCTTTTGTTGCAGATAAAGATTTCGTTTCTGCGACTGTGTGGATGTTAGGCAGTGTCGTTCTTGATGAAAACCCTCTCAAGTTTTGCAAAACCGCAGAGCAGGTTATTGATTGGCTCAACATGCAGTATGATATGCTTGAGAATGTAGTGCCAGCAGACCACCAACGTACAATACAATGGCTAGACCGTATGGGTTTTATTTTTGCAGAAGTGCCAACAGTTATAAACGGTTTCTCCTGTTATCGTTTTGTGCGTTGCGAAAAGTCCATTGAAGTGAGATTTGAGTAACAACAGCCTGTTTCAAGCTGACGGCCCCACGGGATAACCGATTGACGCAACGGAA